CGCAGGTATTGGCTATAAATATGATGCAGATTCAGATGTATTTATTGCGCCACAGCCTTATCCATCCTGGTCATTAGATGAAAACTTTGATTGGCAAGCCCCAACACCTATGCCAAGTGAAGGCATGTGGTATTGGGATGAAGAAAATGAGCAGTGGCAACCATACGAGAACTAACTAGCCCTAATGGATGGCCGGCTAGTGAGGATCGCAAAGCATTGGGCATTGAAACTTTTACAGTGCCAGGTACAAAAATAAAGTTTGCATGTGCCAAAGCAGTTGCACCAATCCTGGTAAGTTTTGCTAAAGAATTCCATGAGCTTGTAGAGCCAATTGATGTAGGGAAATTAGATGATTGGGGTTATGCCTTTAGGCAAACTAGAGGATCAGATAAAGTATTAAGTAATCACGCATCCGGTACAGCCATAGATCTAAATGCAATTAAACATCCATTGGGCAAGTCAAATACATTTAATAAGGATCAGCGTAATACAATTAACCTACTAATAACTAAATATGGTTTGACCTGGGGCGGTAATTACAAACGGCGTAAAGATGATATGCACTTTGAAATTGCGTTAGACCAAAATGAAGTTAAACAAAAAATAAAAGAGTTAGGATTAAAATGAAATTAGATAAGAAGAAAAAAGAAATTCTAAAGTCATATCTAAGAAGCGTTGCCGCCGCATCTATTACCACTGCATTAGCTTTAATTGCAGATTGGAACACTGAGTACGCAATTTTGGCCGGTGCAGTAGTAGCACCTTTAGCACGCTATTTTGATCCACAAGATGACAAGTTTGGCATCAATAGCAAATGACCATGAACGATTGGATGGCGTTAGCAGTATCTAGCGTAACAATTATTGGTTCACTTGTTGCATCCGTGCGTTGGCTAACTAAGCATTACCTATCTGAGTTAAAGCCTGATGGAAATGGTGGACACAATTTAGAAGGTAGAGTTGCCCGCATAGAACAAAAATTAGACACGCTATACGAAATCCTTATATCTAAGAAGTAAGTCAGCCTTATCCCCTACCCTATGGCCATGAAGATGTGCGTGGTTGTACCCAGTAGGGGCAGGCCTGAAAATGCGGATCGCTTGGCCAAAGCTTTTAAAGATACTAATACGGAAGCCGATTTATATTTTGTAATTGATAATGATGATCCGAAATGGGATGAATATGCTAAAAATAAAAATTTACAATTATTACCTGCCGACAATAAAACAGGCGGTTGTGCTAATTCTCTTAACACCGGTGCGGTTTATCTTTTGGATTTTTCTAACTATCCTTTATATGATTATTTTGTTTTCATGGGTGATGATCACATACCTAGAACCCAAAACTGGGATAAAGCCTTTATTCAAGCGTTAGGCATCAACACCGGCATTGTTTATGGTGATGATTTATTGCAAGGCGCAAACTTACCAACAGCCTTTGGCATGAGCCGGGATTTAGTAGTTGAGTTACAGGGCATGACATTCCCAGGTTGCGTGCATTTATTCTTTGATAACTTTGTAAAACAATTAGGTTTAGATTTAAATTACTTAAAGTATTTACCTGATGTAATTATTGAACACCTACATCCAGTAGCAGGTAAAGCTGAGATGGATGAAGGGTATGCCAGGGTAAATCAACCTAAGTGGTATGAAAAAGATTTACTAGCACTGCAACAATATTTAGCAAGCGCGGATTATGCAGAGTTAGTAAGAAAATATAGATGAATATACTTATTACTGGATCACATGGCTTTGTTGGCCGTGCCTTTAGGCGTGCATTACCTAACGCTAATTTAACTTTAGTAGATCTTAAAGCCGGCGTTGATTGTCGTAAATTTTTTCAATTAGAGAATAAGCAATACGATCTAGTAATACATCTAGCCGCATTAGTTGGTGGCCGCATGATGATTGAAAATGAACCATTGGCTTTAGCCGTAGATCTAGCGATAGATGCTGAGTTTGCTACCTGGGCAATGCGTACAAAACAACCTTATGTTGTGTACTTCTCATCATCAGCCGCTTATCCAATTGAATTACAAACCTTAGCAAAGAAAAAGAAGCTAAAAGAGAAGGATATAAATTTCAACAAAATAGGTAAGCCTGATATGACCTATGGCTGGACAAAACTAACCGGTGAAATGCTTATGAATTATTTACGCGAAGAAGGCACAAAGGTATTAACCCTTAGGCCATTTAGCGGATATGGCACTGATCAAGATTTAGATTACCCATTCCCATCCATTATTCAGCGTGCGATTATGAACTCTAACCCATTTAATATTTGGGGTAAGGCAACTACTACCCGGGACTTTATTCATATTGATGATGTAGTAGATGCAACCATTGAGATGGTTAAAAGTAACTGCAATCAAACAGTTAATCTTTGTACTGGTCGGCCTACAACATTTTTAGAGTTAGCAAAAATAGCAATGGCAACCCTGGGATATGAGAAGACATCCGCTAATAGATTTAAGATACTTACCGATAAGCCGGCAGGTGTGGCCTATCGGGTTGGTGATCCAACCATGATGAGCGATTACTACACGCCAAAAATTAGCCTGGAAGAAGGCGTTGAGCGTGCCATTCGCGGAATCGTATGATCTAAAATTGGTGTCTATGGCTACTAAAAAACCCCGAAAACTGCCAAAGCGAAAGCGGCGCACACCACGCAAGGCCGAACAATTAAATCGGCTGGAAACACATTATGTAACACTTAATGAGATGTACCGCGCCGCAAAAGCGGCCGGCTTTAGTTCTGATGTTGCATTTTGGTTAATAACAGAACCAGGTGCATCAATGCCTGATTGGATCAATCCAACAACTAAACCAAATGAGATCATTCCGCGAATTGATCCAACAGAAGATGAGGATGATGACTAAACGCGATAAGACCTTTAATGCAAAATATTTAGTAATCTCAGATTTACAAGTTCCATTTCAATTTAATGAAGCGATCCGTAATCTAAAAAAATTGGTTAATACTTTTAAGTTTGATTTAGTATTAAATACTGGTGATGAAATGGATTTTAATACCATCAGCAGATTTAGTGAAGGCCGGGCTGAATCATTTATGCAAACATTAGATGATGATCGTATTACTTGCCAAAATATTTTGTATGATCTAAAAACTGATGTGGTATCAAGATCTAATCATTCCGATAGGTTGTATAAATCCTTACAACGCATCCCAGGGCTTATGGGATTGCCTGAGCTTCAATATGCAAAGTTTATGGCATTTGATGATCTAGGCATCCATTACGCCAAACAGCCTTTCGCCATACCTGGTACAGGATTTGTTCTTTGTCATGGGGATGAAGGCACAATATCCAGGGCAGGCGGGGGTACGGCGTTGAATATCGCTAAAAGGTGGGGTCGCTCAACCATTACTGGGCATACTCATAGGATGGGCTACCAATGCCATTCAGAAGCCTTTAACGGCCGTTTAGAGCGGGTTTTAGTGGCAGTTGAGTGTGGTCATACCTGCGACATGAAAAAGATGGCTTATTTGGGCATTAAAGGCTACGCAAACTGGCAAGCCGGGGCAGTGATCATACATGTTAAGCGTGGCAATGTAAGCGTGGAGATGATTCCCTTCAACGCTGATGGGTCATTCACCGCTATGGGCAAGGCCTTTGGTTAGACACACCCTGGGGTAATTGCAATTGTCAGCCCCATAGTGTTTAATTGCTTTTACAAACGCAATTGACCGGAAGGGGTTAATTATGAAAGCTACAAAAGATCAAGTATGTAATTGTAATCAATATTGTTTAGACACAATCTGCATTTCAAGTGATAGCAATTTACGCGTGCGTAAATGTTGGTGTGCTGATTGCAAAATTGTGCGTAAAGAAATTAAGGCTAACGCATACAAGATGATTATGGTGAACGCATGATTATAGTTATTGAAAGCGTTTTACAAACTAAGATTGATTTTAGATATGTAAAAGATGAAGATAATTATGTTGCATCAACATCAAATGTATTAGGTGAATTTTCATCTTATGGTAAAACACCGGATGATGCAGTGCGTAGATTAAAATCTAAATTGTTTGGTTTATTGGCTGAGTATGTACACAACCAAAAGGTGAACCACTAATGATAAAAAAACATAGAGTTGGTGTATGGGTTACCATCAAAGTTGTGGCTGATGTATTAGAAGTTTCAGACCCAAAACAAGTTATGAATACAACATTGCAAAATTTGTTTAAGGATAATGAAGTTCTTATTGATCCTGAATTTACAGCAGTTGTGCCACAACAATTTGATTTATATGCTGATAATTTAGGTAAATCTATTTATTCTAAAAAGTTAAAGCCAAAGGATTATATGCACCTGGTTTTTGGTGGTGCTAAATGAACGCTTTAGCTTATGTGGAAAAGGGTTGGTTTGTAATGCCTTTAAAACCACAATCCAAAGAGCCATGTAAGTTCTTACGACATGGTTATCTTGATGCCAGTAATAAAAAATCTTTGGTGCAAAAGTGGTTTAAGAATGATCCTGATTTGAACATAGGCCTGGCCATTGTGCAATCAAATTTAGTCGTGCTGGATTTTGATATACGCAACATATCTTCAAGAACTTTATGGGAACAGTACCGCCGGTTGTGCGTTACATCTAATACCCATACAGTTAAAACGGATAATGGTTTTCACTTCTATTATCGGGCAGATAAAAGCAAGCAATTTAAAGGCAAGTTAATACCTGGTATAGATATTAAACATAAGGGTTATGTGGTGTTACCACCATCTATACATCCAAATGGTTCTACCTATCAAGTAATAAATGATGTTGATCCGGTGGAATTGCCGGCTGAGTTAGAAAAGGTGATGTGTTGGAATTAGTTAAATACGATAAACAATCAGGTGCTTATGTTGATGAAAAGCGTAAGCATTTTGTAAAGGCTTCTTTAATCAGGCAACACGCTAGAAAAGCAATTGGCGCAAACCAGGTTAGAGGAAGGCTATCAGCCAAAATGGTTGAAGCTTATTGGTTAGACAAGTTCAAGGAAGCGGTGAAATATGAACTATGAAATATACGGTTGGTTAATGGTAATAATCCTATTTACCTTAGTTGCACTGTTATTAGTTGCAACCTGGATTATTGCAGTTGAAAATGGCTACGATAAAGGTTTTAAGAGTGGCTACAAACGCGGCAGTGCCGATACAAGACAAGCAAATGTGAAGGTACAAAAATATACAGTAAGTAATTATCCGACAACTAATCATCCAGCATTGCGTACAAAGCAATTACAGGAAGATAATGATTACTTAATGGAAAAGGTTGTTAGCCTTTGGGACAGGGAAAATAACTAATGAACATGAATGATTATGTTGATGTGGCTGAGCGCATTGCTCAACTTAAAGAGTTATATCCGGAAGCATCATTGCAACCATATAACCCAAATAAACCTTATGAGATCGTACAAGTAGCAGATAAGACTTATATTGTTTATACAGCCGCCTGTTATCGTGATCCACATGATGTAAGGCCTGGTGTTGCATGTGCCTGGGAACAAATCCCAGGTAAAGGCATGACAGCCGGATCTGAACTTATGATATGTGAAACTTCTGCATGGGGTAGAGCCATAGTTGCGGCTATGAAAACTGCAACCAAAAGAGTTGCATCAAAGCAAGAAGTGATTGCAGCCAAAAATAGGCAGACCTGGGCAGTTACACCAACAGAAGCTTTAGATTCTGAATTGCTATCTAGGACACCTGAACCAACACCCATGCCAAAGGCTATCTATGGGCAACCTGGTAGTAAATCAGCATTGATGGAAAGAATTATGCGCCATCAATTTGAAGAAGAAAAAAAGCCTGATGTAGATCCAACACCAATGAGTTTGGATCAGGTAGTTGATGCAGTTGCATCAGATATACCGGCAGTTCAATATTGCGATCACGGCCAAATGATTCTTAAACAGGGCATTGCAAAGGGTCGTGGCACACCGTACTACGGTTACACCTGCCCCAAAGGTTGCCAGGCTAGATGGGCAACTTTAAGCAAAGATGGAAAGTGGTATTTCAAAGAGCAGGTAACTAATGGGTGAGTTAGAAATTATTAGACCTGATGGCCTTAAATCTACATTTACTGATAGTGGTGTGGTGAATGAGTTTGTACCTGATCACTTGCGTTGCGTATGGTGTGATGATCCCAGGATCTTGTCAGATGGTACTTGTTCTAGATGTATGGCGATAACCAATGGGTAAATTTAATTATCATAAAGCAATGTTACAAGGTCATGGCTATAACCTTTATGTGGCTGATCTTTTGACCAGTTTTGGAATACCAGGGGTAGAAGTACCTGAATTTACAATGGCTAGTAATTTAATGGAGATACAAGATAAAACCA